TTGCTTTAGTCAGACCAGTCATGATAGTTGTCAGCGACTTTGCTTTGAATTGATGTGCTTCATCACCTAGAACAAAATCATACTGTTGAAAGTATTCTGGTGGATTCTTGTAGATAGATTGCCATGTCGTGATAGTCAAAAACTTCTCAGTAGTTTTATCTTTACCTGAGTATTGACGATGACAATACTTTTCTGAATCATATCCATAATCTTCAAAATCTTTATACATTTGTTCTACCAATGAGGTAGTAGGAACAATCAGCAAACCTTTTTTGTGGTTACGCTGTATATACCTCAAAATAATATACTGTATTAGTGATTTACCTGATGCTGTTGGTGAAAGCAGTAGCATCCTCTTAGTTCTAATTGCCTGAATGAATGCTTTTAGTTGATAGTCACGAACTTCATGAGGTAAACTTAACGTATCAATGAAATCTTTTGCTTCTATTACTGAGAAATCTGTAGTAGAATTAATCGATGGATCAATTTCTAACTTATAATCTCTTTCAGTGCAAAACTTTTCTATGTATGGAACAAGGCCATGGTATATTGTTGTTGACCGAAGATCAGCAAGTCTTATCTTGCCGTCCCAAAGTCTGTTCTTGTACGCTGGCATAAACTGATAACCAGGAACAAAGAATGTAAAATAGTCGGCAAGTTCTTGTGCTATGCCTTTGTCACATGCGAATCGAATGAATGCTTCATTCTGCTTATATAAAACTAGATCAGACACCTTGTATAAACTTTTCCCAATCAATGAACGATCTCAATTCCCACGTGCGATTGTTCAGTTCTTTTAATATGGCATTACAAACATCAACAACTTCATCATGCATCATCTTAGATGCTAGGTACTTATTGATATCTTCATCTGCATCTAAGTATGTAGTGATGTCGGATTTGAGGGTGAATGGAAATGGTTCCCAACCATACTTTTTCAAGTCATCATCATCTAACTTACCTGTGTAGTATTCCCACTTGAGTTTCTTCATACGGTTATATTTAAACTCAGCATCTTTAACCAGTAGACGATGCTGCGAAAGTATGTTAAGATACTTACTATGAAGTTTGGGAATATCTATCAGTGCTTTACCTGGTTCAGTACGATCTATATTTGAATCGTCTGCCCACATCTTCAATACATCATCAAGTTTGCTCATGGTTTATCTCCTCTTTAGGAGTATATCACATTTAAATCAATTTTTCAACATTAAAATAGGTAAATCTGAATGTGGCATCAGAGGTAATAATAGTTTCTGGAGTATCGGTAGATGACAGCATGAATCCACCAATTGAAATAGGAAACAAATCGAAGAAGTTAAATTTAAAATAAGGTTTGTTTGATGCGGAAAGAATAGTTACTGAACCATCAGCGTATTGAGGTGTCTTTGTAGCAGCAGATGTGGTAAATTTATTCAGATTGCCTAGGTTACGATACTCTTCATACTCCGTTGGAAAGGTTAAAGCACGAAGCCAATCATGGACTTCTAACCAACCAGTCATCTCAGCATCTACAAGAAAGGTAATGTTCATTGTATCATAAATTGCTTTTTCACCTGGTGCGTACAGTTCGACGAACGGATTCTGTACTGGTATCTCAGAGGTTGAAAGACCAGGCAGTGTAATTGTCTGGCAAAAGTATTGTAGATTCGGTGCTCTGGAAAAGTTCAACTGGAACTTATTCCCTTGGAGCATATTAGGATTGGATGGATTTCTATTGAGTGCTGTCATACGTCTATTTATAAACAAAAAAAAGAGGCACTCGAAAGTGCCTCTTTAAACCCACTCTTAATGGTGGTTTTAATTACATCAAGTTGGCGATACGGAACGCACGATAGTAGTTATTCGCACGAACAGTCATTGCGCCAAGACCTTGACTTGTACCTTCGGCAAATGGGTTTGCAACCATGCCGTAACGAGTCTTGAAGCCGATCTTAGGTTGGAAAGTGCCAGTATCAACAGCACGAACCATTTGGAGCGGAACGTATGGGCAGTAGAAGATACCTGCGTCATAAGCATTCGAACCTTTGTAACCTACAACTGCGAACTCGGAAGTCGAAGCGGTCTGTGCATATGGATCGATGTACACTTTGATACGACCGAAGATTGTACCAGCAAATGTATTGCCAGTGTCATCAACTGTCAACGATACTTGACCTTGCAGTGCCGATTGATAATCGAGCAGACCAGCCATTGCTAGGGCAGATGCAACGTCTGACGAGCAGATCATTACATTACCTTTACCACGACGAGTCAATTTAGCGATTTGATTTGCTTCACGTTCGATTTGGAATGCCAGACCTTTGATTTTTTCAACCATCCAACGACCGTTTGAGTCGGTATCAAGATTGAATGTACCAGCAGAGGTTGTGCCTGCTTGTGCGCCAGGTTTAGCAACCATATAAACTGTACGAATGACTTCACGGTTGATTTCAGCAAGAATCTCAGCAGACAGAATGTTTGCTAATTCAGTTTCAGCATCCAGACCATGAACTGCTTTCAAGTCTTGTGCCAATTCCATTGAGTATTCTGCTTTCAGAGCACGGGTTTTAGCAGTAACAGTAACTTTCTCAATCGAGAATGCCATTTCTTGGAATGTGTTACCAACAGCACCGTCACCTAATGCTTCAGCAGAACCTGTAGTCATTGCTTGACCTGGAGCAGCATTACCTGTAAACAGATAATCTGTTACGTTACCAGAAATGGTCATCGAACCAGCAGTGATAACACCGTTAGCGCCAGCAAAGTTTGTGTTTGCTTCGTTGTAGAATGCTTCAGTACCGCCTTGACCAGCATACTTAGTACGCATTGCAAAAATCAGACCTGTAGGACCAGTCATTGGCTGAACGCCGCAGATGTCATAAGCAATCAGATTAGGCAACGAACGACGAACCAAACTGATAAGGATTGGGTCGAAACCAGCAACAGGACCACCAGCAGCAGCAGAACCACCGAAACCACCTGTACCAGCAAAGTTAGTTGGCGAACCTGATTCTTGCAGAATGCCTGATTCTTTACGCATTTCTGTCAACTGGTTTTCCAGAATAACAGCAGTTACCGCTCTGCGGTATGGATCTTTAATAGCAGGTAGGTCAGGGTGATTAATCACCGAGTCCCATTTTGCTTGATTTTCTTCGGACAAATACATGTGTGTCTCCTTGTTTATTTAAATTTTTGTTTTTGAAATCGCTTGTGATACGGCGGTAATGAAAGGATCAGCACTTGCTGGTTTCTTTTGTCCGTCAGTATCTTCAAATTGCTCTTGAAGATGTGTCACACTGGCTTTTTGCATGCCAGATGGAAAATAGTTTTCACGCAATGTCTCAAGTTTCTCTTTGAACTCTTCCTCTGTGGAGAAGTCTACACTCTCTGCGAGTGCTTTGATTTTTTCAACTTGAGTTGCTGTTAAACCTTCACATACTTCTACTGTCAATTGTTCTTTAATTGCTTCTGTCAAAGCCTTTTTATATTCAATGTTAGTTTCGATTTCTTCATTGAGTTTAGTTTCGAGTTCTTCGACTTTAGCGGCCAACTCTTCTACCAAATCAACTGACTCTTCGGGAACATTGATATAATTTTCTGCGAACAGATTACGGAGACCAGCGATAAAATCTTCTGTGATTTCAGAACGCAGACCGCTTTCAATAGCGATTTGATTTTCTTCCATCCACTGTTCTACAACGTAGTTTAGGTAGTCATCTACTTTTTCTGTTAGATCGGATTTGATTGTCTCAACTGCTTCTTCAAGCATTGAAGCATATTCGCCTTCGATTTCTTCTTGAATCTGTGCAACACGGTCAAAGACACGTGCTTCAAAAATGGTTGCTGCTTTTGATTTAAAGTCTTCCGAAATAGTTTGGTCATCGCCAAATAAGGCATTGACATCTTCTTTCATACGTAATTTAAATTCAGCAATTGCGTTTGCTGCTTCTTCATCATCAAGCAATTCTTCATCTTGCTCTTCATCTTCACGCATGGTTTTTGTGCCACCAGCAGGATGATTCTGAGTATCTGACGATGCAGCAGAAGGTTTAGTTGTCGGAGCAGTTGCAGACTTAGCACCTTTGGTTGCATCGATTTTATTCGAATTATCCATAGGTTTACCGTCTTGTGGTGTAGGACCACCTAAGTCTTGGACACCAGCGCCTTCAGGTTTTTGCATTGGCATAGCAGATGCGGACTTCTTGCTTCCGGCAAGAATCTCTGCTGCTGCTTCCATGAGTTTGTTTGTTGCCATTGGATATCTCCTTATGATTTCTTATTTATAAATTTTAAAGTTTTGATAGGTAATTTTCAAATAGTTTCAGGGCAACCGACTCTATCTGAGTACGTGGTGCCTGACGAATCTGTCTCTTAGCATTGTCAAAATCTACTTCAACAAATCGCCCCTCGACAAACAACCATTCTTTATTTTCCATAATTCCTTGAACGAAAGCACCTGGTGCAGATGGATCAGCAACAATGTCTGCCGCTGTAGCAAGGCGCAAATCATCTTGAACTAGATTGTAACCTTCTTTGGTCATAACCACAGAACCCATAGCACGACTAGATACACCAAGATTAACACCAGAGTCGATAAAGTTCTTAACGATCATACCGTATGGAGTATCAAGAACAAGTGCTTTACCATGGAAAGTATTACCATCTTCTACAAGACTTACAATCTTATGTGACACACGTTCCAGATTTAACGATGGGGTATCTGGATGTCCTAGTTCACCAAGAGCACGATTGGAATCAATATACTCTTTAGTATAACGTGCAACTTCTTGGCGTAGTGTATCCATCTTGTACATGCGATTGTTACGATTGACTTCATCGCCAACCAGAAAACGACCTTCGATGTACATATTCTTTTTGCCACTTTCTGTGGTCTCTGTGAGGTACTTAACCTCTTCTATATGTTCTTTAATTAGTTTCATGATAGAGAAACTCCTGTGTATGGATCAACATTAAACGTTGATTGTTTACTTATTTCTATAAACAAAGTTCCACCAGTTACAACAACAACATTAGCATTTGGCCATGCTGTATTACCAACTGAAATTGAATAACCCCAATCATCAAGACGAATTTCACCTGCATTATGGAGTGATACAATGTTAGCACTGTTTCGATGGATTTGAATGTTCCCATTCGTAGACCAATTTAATCTTTTGATATCAAAAGAAGTAATAGATTCAGTATTAGGGCTTGCTCGTAAATCATTGTTCGAAAAAACATAAGTTCCAGCACCTTCAATTCGAATAATTGAAGTGCCTCGTAGCGTGTTATTAAAATCAATTGGCATTTTACTTTAGTCCCATAGATGCTCTTCGGCGCATTGACATCTTTCTTTTGAACAATGTGCGTTTGAGTTTTGCTCTTCTTGTTGTTTTCCACGAACGTTTTAACTTTCGTGCTTTTGCTATTCTTACTGTGGCAGGTATCTTACGTACTGTACTACCTGACATTCTATAACCTTTAATGCCCGACTTACGAACATTACGTTGTACTATGATTCTACCTTTTTTGTTGCGACGAATACGACGGCGAATCTTTAATACACGACCCATCTTTTGAATGTTTG